ATAATATTGAAGGTATCTATCTTTTGGGTGAAAAAACTTTAGTTAAGTTTTTCCCTGAGATACTTGAAAAAGAAGTTTCTTATAACGATATTTTAACAAGGGCTGAAAACTTATTGAAAGAACAAAAAGATAATCAGACTTTAAAAAATCTTTTGACTGGTAAAACTAAATCAGGTATATTTGAACAAGAGTTTTTCCAAGTAAACGAACAAATAGTTGATTTAGATAACCCTTTATTAAAAGATGAGGATAAAGAAGAAATACGATTAGTGGTTACTGAAACATTAGATATTGAAGGTAGAAGTTACAAAAATTTAATTAAATATATGGTTGAAGACGGACTGTTTAAGTACCTACCAAAGGGTGACGACGCTTGGACATACTTTATCCGACCATTTATGAAATTGACAAGAAAAGAAAAAAAACCAAACAAAAACAAAAATTAATTATGAAAGAACAAGACATTACCAAATTGGAATTCTTGATGACGGTAAACAACAATTTTATCGTACAACGTTTTTTTAACGTTAAAGGGTATAACCCAAATGCTCATCGTTCAGTTGAATTGATGGACCTACTTGACCGATTTGTTGAAGATTTGAAGTACGACTTCAAGATGAAAACAGTTAGTTATATGTTGGACAACCAATATCAAATCACGGAGGACCCTGAGATTTTAAACACATCATTTACTGATGGACCTGAAGTATTCAACATTTACCTTAAAAATGGTGATAATGTTATGGTTCATTATACGTTTGATGCTAAACTCTTCCCACCAAAGGTTAGATACACTGTGGACGTTCGTCCGTACCTTAAAGGAATCCTTTATAATCTAACCGATACCCTCTCAACTAAAAATTTAACACACGAATATCTAGGTTACGAGTTAGTTCGTTGATATTTATCCAAAAAACAAATATACAATGGCTGACAAAAATTTTGATTATTTAGGTAACTCTTTCCAACTACAACTTTTAAATCAAATTGTGGTTGATAAAGATTTTGCACACTCAATCGTAGAAGTACTTGAATCAAATTACTTTGAAAATAAGTACTATAAATTGATTGTTCAAATGGTTAAAGAATATTATGCAAAGTTTGAACACAGCCCAAGTTTTGAAACATTACAACAAAAAGCCAAGAGTGAAATTAGTCAGGAGTTATTATTAAAAATAACTCTTGACACTATTTCTGACGTTAAAAACGTTGAAGAAGAAGGTGTTCAGTTCGTACAAGAAAAGGCTTTAAAATTCTGTAAACAACAAGAGTTACAGAAAGTAATGGATAAAGCCAAGAAAATTATTGACAACGGAGAATTTGAGAGTTATGACACTCTTGAGGAGATGGTTAGAGAAGCCCTACAAGTTGGTAATGTGGATAGAGGAACGGGGGACGTGTTTGAAAATTTAGATGAAGTTCTTGCCGATGATTATAGACATCCAATCCCTATGGGTATACCTGGTATTGACAACTTACTTAAAGGTGGTTTGGCGAAAGGTGAGATTGGTGTAATATTAGCACCAACAGGTGTTGGTAAATCAACACTAACCACTAAAATTGCGAATAACGCATTTAATATGGGGTTCAATGTTCTTCAAATCTTTTTTGAGGATAACTATAAAATTATTCAGAGAAAACACTTTACGTGTTGGACGGGTATCGCTCCTGACGACTTAGGGAACCATAAAGAAAAAGTGTTGGCAAAGGTTGCGGAGATTAAAGACACAATGACCAATAAATTAATTATGAAGAAGTTACCTTCTGATACATTAACTATGGGTCAGATTAAAAATCAAATTCGTAAGATGATTGCTGATGGTAATCACATTGATATGGTTATTTTAGACTATATTGATTGTGTAACACCTGAAAAGGTATTGGAAGATGAATGGAAATCTGAAGGTTCGGTAATGAGAGCATTTGAATCGATGTGTCACGAATTGGATATCGCAGGATGGACCGCAACCCAAGGTAACAGAAGTTCAATATCATCAGATGTTGTAACTACGGACCAAATGGGTGGGTCAATTAAGAAAGCTCAGGTTGGACACGTGATTATTACTGTAGCAAAATCATTACAACAAAAAGAATTAAATCTTGCAACAATTGCTATTACAAAGTCAAGAATTGGTAAAGATGGTGTTGTATTTGAAAACTGTAAATTTAACAATGAAATGTTAGAAATTGATACAGAAAGTTCTATGACATTCCTTGGACTTGAAGAACAAAAAGAGGAAAAAAATAGAAATAGAATTAAAGAGATTATGGAGAAAAGAAAACAACAACAAGCATAATTATTAAAACAGATTTAATTAAAAACATATGGAAAAAATATTAGTAGAAAACCCAAACAGATTTGTAATTTTCCCGATAGAACATAATGATATATGGGAATATTACAAAATGCACCAAGCGGCGTTTTGGACCGCTGAAGAAATTGATTTAAGTGGAGACATCAGAGATTGGGAAAATTTATCAGAAAATGAACAATATTTTGTTAAAAATATTTTATCGTTTTTTGCGGCATCGGATGGTATTGTTAATGAAAACTTAGCGGAAAATTTTTACCGTGAAGTACAATACCCTGAAGCAAAATTCTTTTACGGAATTCAACTTGCGATGGAGAACATCCATTCGTTAATGTATTCTCTTCTTATTGACACTTACGTTTCAAATGAGGAGGAAAAAAATAAATGTTTCACCGCATTGGATAATCTTCCGGCGGTTCAAAAGAAAGCTAAATGGGCTTTGGATTGGATTGAAAATGCGTCTTTCCAAGAAAGATTGGTGGCGTTTGCCGCAGTTGAAGGTATATTCTTCTCAGGTTCATTCTGTTCAATTTTTTGGTTAAAGTCTCGTGGTATTATGCAAGGGTTGTGTAATGCAAATTCTTTAATCTTTAAAGATGAAAATTTACATTGTGATTTTGCAATTCATTTGTTGAACAATCACGTTGAAAACAAACCAAGTGAAAAGAAAATTAAAGAAATTCTATTATCGGCATTAGAAATTGAAAAAGAATTCATTACTGAATCATTACCGGTTTCACTTATTGGTATGAATCAGAATTTAATGAAACAATATCTTGAGTTTGTTGTTGATGGATTACTTGTGAAGTTTGGATGTAAAAAACAATTTAATGTTGAACAACCATTTAAATTTATGGAACAAATTGCTGTTGAAACAAAAGGTAATTTCTTTGAATCTAGAACAGTCGAATATCAAAAAGCTAAGTTAAATGAGACCCTCTCCTTTACTGATGACTTTTAATTTACTATCTTTATAAACTATGATGTCATTAAAAATTAAAAAACGTAGTGGGGACGATGCGTCGTTTAACCCACAAAAAATTTACCAAAGAATTAAACGAGCTTCAAAAGGTTTAAATGTTAATTCTGACGAAATCTTTATTAAAGTAATAACCTCAGTACCTACTGAGGGTCTTATTACCACCAAAGAGTTAGATAAGTTAATTTACGAAATTGCTGCAGCCTTTACAGGTAGTCACCACGACTATTCTCGTTTGGCTTCGTCAGTCGCAATTTCATCTTACCACAAAGAAACCGACCCAAGTTTTTCGAACACAATGCATACCTTACACGTTGAGGGTGTTGTTAGTAATGAATTAATGGAGATAGTTGAATCTTACGGACCAAGTAAAATTGATGAAGTAATTAATCACGATAATGATTATAACTTTGATTATTTTGCTTGGAGGTCACTTGCTGAAATGTATTTGTTAAAGTTATCAAATGGTAAAGTTGTTGAGAGACCACAACATATGTATATGAGAGTTGCTCTTTGGGTGACTAATACATTTGAAGAGGCGGTTGAATATTACCAATCATTGTCAACCCAAAGAATATCTCCGGCCACCCCAATTATGATTAACGCAGGAACAAAAGTTCCACAACTTGCGTCTTGTGTTCTTCATTATAATGATTCAGATTCTCGTGAAGGATTGTTGAATACTATGAAAGACATTTCAACATATTCATCTGATGCTGCGGGTATCGGATTATCAATGTCTAACATTCGTAGTAAGGAAAGTCGTATTTCATCTTCAGGTGGATATGCTGGTGGACTTTTGAAATACTTAAAGATTGTTAACGAGTCACTTCGTTTCTTTAACCAACAAGGACGTAGACCGGGTTCTGCGGCAATCTATTTGGAACCTTGGCACAAAGATATCTTTGATTTATTGGAGATTAAAAAGAACACAGGTGCTGAAGAGTTAAGAGCTCGTGATTTGTTCACCGCACTTTGGATTCCTGATAACTTTATGAACGCAGTTAAAAACAATGATGATTGGTATTTGTTTTGTCCAAACGATATTATAAAAGCAGGTATCAAACCATTACAAGAAAGTTACGGTACTGAATATGAAGAGAATTATCAGTTGGCGGTTAATAAAGGTCTTGGTAAAAAAGTTAAAGCTCAAGAGGTTTGGAATAAGATTATTGAATCTCAAATTGAAACAGGTGTTCCATATCTATGTTCTAAAGATAGTGCTAACAAAAAGACAAACCATCAGAACATCGGTGTAATCAAACAATCAAATCTTTGTAATGAGATTTACCAATATACTGATGAAAAGACAACTGCAATTTGTACTCTATCTTCTATGGTATTAAAGAACTACGTTAAAGATGGAGAGTTTGATTTCAAAGGGTTGTATGAGGAAACACGTAAAGTTGTAAGAGCGTTGAACAAAGTAGTTAATATTAACAACTACTCAACTGAAAAAGGACGTAAAGGTGGGTTGGAACAAAGAGCAATTGCTATCGGAACTCAGGGACTTGCGGACGTATTCTATTTAATGGATTATATCTTCACATCTGATGAAGCGCGTAAATTGAATAAAGAA